ATCGGCATTAGTTAACTGCAATATACCGGTAGAAGTATTAACAGGGGAGGGTATAGGTGTAGCTACTCTACTATCAGATAAAGCTAAATCTGTACCATATTGTCCTGACAACTCAGACCTTAATTGAGTATCGTTCAGTAGAATGATATCTCTAATTTCTGCTTCACTAAGTACTGGGAAAGTCCCATTATCCTTATCCTGTAATTGTGGAATAAGGTTAACAATATCCATATAAGTACTTATTGCATCAAGATTAGTTGCCATTCTTTTCCTCTTTTAATATTTTATTGTATCCTACTATTAGCATAACTGCTAAAGGATCGAATACAAAGATTAGCACAAATATAAGAATTTTAACCACATTATCCATACTAGTATCTAGGAGTTTAGCTATAAAAACAGCGGGACCTACATCTACCCCTGTTTTCAAGATATTTGTTTTTAATTCCACTAATTGTGAGGAAAAAGTGGAGATGGAGGAATTCACAGATTTTATCTCGGCCATATATCCCTCTCTAGAATTACGTTTGGCTGTGACGTAGTTCTTTGGGTAGCTATCTAAAACTTCTACCATTTCTGTTTTAAGATAGTCTCTTTCTTGTTTTAGTCTTTCTAATTCCTCTTCAACTAAACTTAATTGGACAGTTTCTTGTTCTAATTGTAAAGAGGCGGATTGATAACCATTAGACAAATAACCAAAGATCCCAGCACTGGTTATTAATATTAAAGTAATAATGGCTATAAAAAGGTAACCCTTCATTAAAAGGTTAATCTTTTCCCAGTATCTATATAAGTAAGAAGCTGCGACTAATTTGCCCAGCTCCAAACTAGAGGCCATTACTATTACTGAGTAATAAGCCCCTTTAAATAGTTGAGATAGACCAAATACAGAAAAGAAGGCGGCACACCCAGCAATAAATAGGGCGGAGCCGCCAACAATATATTTAAATCTATTGGGGCTTAAGGTTTTAGGTCGGGTTTCTTGCTGGGTCTCCCCTCTGGAGCCTTGTCCTCTATTTTCTCCTCTACCCCTATTTTGGGCTGAGAAGGAGGCGAAGATTTTTTTCCAAATTTACGAGCCCAAATTGCTCTACTGTGGTCAGATCTTTTCCATCTTGTCTTTGCCATTTTAAATTCTCCTTATTAAAGTGATAAAAAGAAAGCCCCTGAAAACCAGGGGCTTTCTTCGTAATACAACAATCAACCAATCAAGGTTTAGGTATTTTCGATTATGTATCTCCAGTCAGTATGACCTAAGCCATAATGATAAGAGAACCTGAACCTAGCAACGATTTGGTTTGTGAATGCTAATTCAGCATCAGCACCCTGAGATGCAGTAGCCGGAGCATATACATTTAAACCAAGAAGTTGAGAGGTGAAATCACCCATGAACCAAGTAGAAGCAGAGCTCAAGAAAACAGAGCTAACTACTTTCAACTGACCACCTGTAATATCATTAATAGGATTATAGGTAGGTAAGTTAGTAGCATTTGCACTACCTGTCGATTGCAACCATTGTGAGTTCATTATCTTATAAGCAGTGGATCGTAGAGCACCCGGTACCAACATAGCAGAAGGTACAATACTTATAGGATTACCCGCTTCATCAACCATAGCATCAAACATTTGATAAACTCCATCAATGTCAGTAACATCTTCAAGCGTATTAGCTTTGGTGTTAGCGTTAGCTTGACCGTCAAGCCCAGTGTGAGACAAATTATAAAAGTTGCCTGAACTAATAGCGCTACCTTTATATACTGCTCCACCGAATGAACCCTCTTCAAAGGCAGTACGAGGACTTCCTTCGATAGTTTAAATAATCATACGTTGTTTGTGATGACCACCGGCTCTACCAATATCACGAGCCCGTGAAAGAACTTCGCCAGTACGGTCTTCATAGATTGCTTCTCTAGTGAGGGAAATCAACCGACCGAAGTCAGCCATTACGATTTTCCAATTTTTCTCACCAAAGGCAGTCTCTTCATAGGCCATACCTTGACGTCTCAACAGTGGTGTGTTATCCACAGCGTTAAAACCTGCAATTAATTCATCATCAGTTCTAGTTGCTTGAGATTCTCTTACGAGATTAGCTACATCCCCTACTGCCAGATTATATTCATCAATAATATCACTATGAATAATTTTCTTAGCAATCACGGGGAAAGCAGAAGTGTTAACTGCTTCAGCTACCCTTGAAGCTTCTTCATTAATAGGACAGTCAACTGTCTCTTCATAAAGTTGTTTCAAAGAAAACTGGCTAGTTTTCAGTTTACCACTCTCAAGTAATTCACCAACGTAATTAGCAGCATTCTCATAACCAACTCTGGTATTACCATCAGCCTCTTGAACTTTCTGTTCAACAAGCTGCTTAATCATTCCATTATTATTAGCCATTTTATTATCTCCTAATTAAGGCATTGAGAGAAACTGTTTATTTAAACTAAGTACATCGACCAACACTTTTAAAGTGGTTGCACTAGTTTTATATTCCAAAGAATATGCAATGGTATTTGCTGTTGAGCCGTCGGCAACTTTACCGTCAACCCATAACAAACCCTGTCCAGGTAAGTAAGTATCTGAGTTGGAGGCAACCTCAACAATACATTGTGTATAAACAAGTATTTCTTGAGGACCATCCGCATCAGCTGAATCCATTCCGCAAACACCGATAAAATCGATATCTTCAGTAACGGCATTCATTAGCTCAACACCTGTGGCACTGAAGATTAAAAAATCTCCCGTAGCCAACACATCACCAGGAGTTTTCTTTGGAAGTGTCAATCGGCCGTAAACGGCATCGCCATATTGTAATATAGCGGAGGCTGTTAATTTCGGATGACTTGCCATAATCTATCTCCTTTATGCTTTAGCATCATATTGTGCTATTGAGTTAATGAACTGAGACTCATCCAATACCATTTCAGTTTTTTGTGATTCTTTGGTTTCAACTTGGTCGGGTCTTTCACCATTATCAGTGATTTCACCATGAGCTGTTTCAACCAAAGCTTTACGATCTGCGATCCTTGCCTGGATAGCTTCGTCTTCATCTAGTTTCATAAGATCCTCAACAAAGACATCGGAGCAGAACTCCTTATCCAAGCCGCTTTCAGCGATAGCAGTATCGATCCTAGCCTTTCTGGCCGAGACCTTCTCTCTAGTCTCATAATCATCGAGCTTAGAGCGGAGATCATCATTTTCAGATTGAATCCCATCCAACTTAGCATCCTTCTCTTTTATATCGTTTTCAAGAGCTTCAACAAGAGCAACACGTTCGGAATTTTTAACATCTTCCTCAACTGCAGCCTGCCTAATCTCTTCAACAATCTCAGGATACTCAAGCAAGAGAGACTCTTTAGTAAGTGTTTTATTTTCACTCATTTTGATCTTCTCCTTATTAGAGTTATCGTTTATTAGTTCTACGACTTTACTGTTAAAGTCCTCCACAATGTGTGAGAACCTTTGTATCCTCTCAGGCGTAGCCTGAGAGGCCATTAACTCTGTAACATAACCACCAGCGGCGGGATAGGTAACAAAGTCTACACTATTGAGGAAAACAATATCTTCCACAATATATTTAGTTTTACCTTCTTCAAACCCCTCGTCTCCCTCTTGCATATCCCGTACCTTAGCACGGGCATCTATAGAAGCACCAACTTGACCAGGGAATTGCTTAGCTAAATTATAAATCCAATTTGTTTGTGGGTTATCTACCATTTCTACTATGGCATAAGCAGAACCACCTTTTTTATAACTCTCGGTGGCAATAGCAGCTAAATCTCTAAAAGACCTTCCTGCTTCAAACATGGAATGATCCATATACATTTGAGGTCTTTGTAAAATATGATCAGCCACAGATTCTGCTACTTCTGGAGAGTAATAATAACCATTTTTTGACTCTCCCGGTTGTATAAGCTTAACAACCATTCTTTTCTTACCGTCTTTTTTCTTAGAGTCTTCATAAACTCTAACAGAAAGGCTTTCATGGATATTAACACCTCCTGGGATGCGTTGTCCTAAATTTACAACGTTATCTAACTCAGGCAGAGCTAAGTCCTGTTTATTCATATATAATATCTCCTTTAGTTTCAGTAATCTGCGAGATTTCTCTGAGTTAATATAAAAACTATAGTTTTAAGCAGACAAGGACTTAGTGAGATTACTTTGCATTTATTTAGGATCCTCAAAAACCTCCATCAACTTAAAAGTTCTTTCTTTCTCTTTAACATCGTTACACGAAGTTCCTAAAATCTTTAACTCTAAAGTACCATAATAGTTCCCTCTATTAAATCGTTTTATTATAAATAATAGACTCATCCAAAAGGGGGTACCTTTTCCAAACTTATTAATGTCAAAAGAACGTTCTAGTTCATCTACTACTGATTTAATAATAGATTTTTTAGCTTTTTCTGAGTAATTCATATTTTTACTAAATCCTTAATACGCCTCATCAGGGCTGGGTTTACCTCGGAAATTCTCCTTTCCATACCTTGTATAATATCAGAATTCTTTTTTGCCGTCCCACCCATAAGGTGAGAATAACCTAATGCTGAGATATAAAAGATATCTCCCCTTTTTCTTGGGGGAATTAAACATTCGGGAGTTACCCCTCTACTTCTACAAATAGCCCCTAATAAATATTGTTCAAATATAGTATTAAACCAGGATAGCATAGCTCCTTTACCTTTTCTATATAAGTAATCCCAACCCTCTCTATTAAACTCGTGGAATAATAATTCATCCACCTGTTTTTTGTATTCTTGAAATAGAGAGATATTAGTACCTCCCACTATGCCCACATGAACTGGAGTTCTAGAAGACCTATTAGCTTTGTCTTGTACCCAAGCATTAGGTAAATGAATTAGATGTTCTTCAGCTAATTTAATAGGGGGAAGATAATGTATAGGGATCATTGAGGCATCCTCTAAATCCTGACAGGCAACCTCAGCAGTTTCAAGTCTTTCTGGTAAAGGTTGCCACAATATTACATCACCATCAATATTAATAAAGGGTTCTTTTTGTTTACTATAAGCAACTATTTTACCATAAGCCCAATAATTTCCATTTACATCTTCAATATCCTCTAAACAAGTATCAACTTTAGTAAAGGGTAATTGTAAAGTGTCAAACAAAATCTTTTTTCCTAAATTATCAGTATATAAATGGACGTTCTTATAAAATTTAGCAGCCTGAATAACACTTAAAGCCCAACACGTCCAATGGTGTTGTTCTTTAAAAAAACCTCCTGTAGGTCTATGATTATCTTTTGTGGGTTTAAAAGGTTTAGTCCAAAAAGAATAAACAAGGTTAATATCTCTTTTCTCTTTAGGTTTTATCCAAGTTGAAATATCATTATTAATTAACCAGCCCCCAATTCCATAATCATCTAAATAATAACATCCCTTCATACCATACAAGCCGAAGTGGCCTTGGTATGATGGGACTAAAGGGCTATCTGCATTAATCGCATCGGTAGGTATAGAGGAGGAAGCTAATATGAATCTTTCCATAAGGCCGTTGTCTTGATTATCTCCCCCTAAACTGGTATAGGCAATAGAGGCTCCACCGCCTTTCTGCTCTATAAGCTTCAAAGCTTATTTCTTCTTCTTCTTTTTAGACCCCTTATTATGCCCACCCTTTTCTGGGTGTAATTTATTATGCTTAGCAGGAGATACTTTAACAAGGTTACTTGGTTTATTATTTTTCTTGTTACCATCTTTATGATGTACTACCTTCCCATCATTGGGTTTAGCCCTGGTTAATCTGCGGCGATAAGTTTTACTAGTTCCACCTTTCCAACGCCCATTACTTTTACCGAATCTTTTATTACCTTCTGATCCGTGAGTTTTAGGAGTAGACTTCTTTTTCTTAGGAGACTTCTTAGCAGTCTTAGGTTTTTTATTAGGCTTATCACCTAAAGTCTTCTTTTTATTTATAGTTTGAAATGAGCTGGTATTAACAGCCATTAGTCACCTTATAGTGGGGCATCGCCACCGCCGGCAGCTGGGTCAGTAACTTTAGCATCTGCTTGAGCTGCAGGAGGTTTCTTTTTCAGAGACCTCTTAACGGGGCTGCTAGGGTTAGTGACAGTAGAATCTAACCACTCTGAAGCCATACCCATTTCATTCTTTTTATATTTACCCCACTCAGCCTTAGCATCAGGTGAAAGTAAGGGTGGTTTATTTGCTTGATCTTTACTAATTATTTTTTCCCCTTTTTTCTTGGACGGCCTTTAGATGGGCCAGACTTATACTTATTACCACTAGATCTAACACCATCTTTATAACGGTTATCCATTTTCTTATGTAATCTTTTAGCTTTCTTTTGAGCGGATTCTTTTTTTGCCATTACTTCTTAGTCCTTTTCTTGTGTTGCTTATAAGCTTTTTTATAGGCTTTCGTGCCCTTTTTATATTCCTTATAATGTTTTGGCAACTCCTAGTACCTCTTAAGGTTTATAATCATCATCCCACCCTATAACACTAGGTTTAGTTAATGGAGTATATTGTACCGTGTACCAAATAAGTACGCTTCCCCCATTATTTATACCCCCAGGTGTATCAATAACACATAGCCCACCAGAAGCGTTAGTCACACTGCAATTTGCGGTTATATTCTGATCAGCTCCAAATGTACCCCCATTAGGGTCTTCAGCAATAACTGTATCAATAGAATATAATGATTCATTAAAAGGGGATCCTATTAGAGTTACTTGGAAGATGGTACCCCCACCTCCCAATACCGTACAAGATTCGGGAGAAGTAACACCATCTCTATAATAAGTACCACCAGCGTAAAGGATACCTCTACCTAGTCTACCTTTAAAGGGTGTTGCATTACCATCTACTGCATTAAGCTCTACATCCCAACCTCCCTCCGACCACTTTATAGCACTACTAGCTAAAAAGCTTTTATATTGTTTCTTTCTACCTCTAGTATCTTGAACCTCAAAGGAACCAGATATTTTATGATGCTGATAAATCGGTACGCCGGCATAATCTTGAACTCCTGTATAATAACTAGAGGTAATATCAGGTATAGCTCCAGCTAATACATCCTCTTTATCATAGAATTGCCGCTGGTGATCCATTAACAGATTTACCCCTCCAGAGAATTGAGAGTCAATAACCATACCACCATCAGTAACAAAAGTCTGATTAGCATCAATCAAATCCCCATTACCATCAGTTCCGTCTTTCTCCATAGCAAGAACAATAACCGCCCCATTTCTTTCTGGGTTTATTCCACAAACTCCATCTCTCCTAGCAGCTTTCATCCAATTAATTAAGCCTGTAGCTAACCAAGTTCCCGAGGTAGTATCACCACCACTTTGATCACCATATCCTATTTTCTCAGCGGTAGATTCTGAGGATTTTAAACTTACGTCAACTGTACCTGTTGCAACGTTACCTTGAGCATCGGTTACTTTAAATATACGTGTATTTATATTACCGGGTGCTATATCTTGACATGTTATTTGAGCTTCGCCCCCATGAAACTTTTTAGTGCTTGTATTAAATGCTCTCCACTGGCCCCAATCATATTTATTTACGGGTATTGCCATATCTATCTCCTTTTCTTTAATTTATCTTGTTTATACCCACTAGCGTAAGCAGCCTTAGCTACCGACTGGGCTTTCTTCTTTGACCTAAAAGGTCCTTTGCTTCCCCAATACCACCCCTTAGACGTTTTCTTTAAAGGCATATTTACTTCTTCTTTGGTGGCGGTGGCGGTGGTGGTGGCGCAGATTTTGCGCTACTACTAGCTTTTTGTAGTAAAGCTCCAGCCCCAGTAGGAGGTTTACGTGTGCCTTTACCAATAGTAGTAGGACCAGGTCCCGCAACTCCTATTAAAGAGTCTGAAGCTAAAGGATTACTGGACTTTTTATATTCTTTCCATTGAGCATCTGGATTATTATCACCTCCTAAAGCTGTATTTGAGTCCTGCCGCCTAGCTTGTGGGACATTATCATCGGGGGGTTTGAGTGGGTCATTATGCTTATTAGTGTTATGAACTAAATAACCATCAGCATAATAATTATGAGTATTAGTCACCTCAAAATTATAAACGGTGTAAGGAGTGTCATCCAATTCAAGAGAGTGAATTGTATGTAACTCACCATCTAAATGCAGAATCTTATCTCCCAATTCTAATTCACCGGCTGTAACCCACTCCCCCTCTAAATAAAAAGGGTGATTAGTGGTAGTCTTAATTAGACCATTAATAATTAAACCGTCTTTATTTGCCTCATGAGCGTATACCTCATAAACAACCGCGGTTTCAGCCCTATCCGTTTTCAAATTCTTACTAACAACTTTATCACCCATCTTAACATCCTGGATAGACTTTATGCCGTCTCCCATAATAATTTCTGTGCCCCCTTGAAAACACCCAATATTATCATCACCTGGGGATACACCTGTATCTAAAGTAAATCCACTACTTCCTGGTCCGGCTTTTCTACCCCTTCTCTTTTTTCTTGCCATTTTTATTTCTCCCTATTATTAACTTAGCTCGTCTCTTAGATCATCATCAGTTAAATTTGAGATGATTAAGTTTCTTAGATTCTTATTTTTAGAAAGGTCAAAAGCATAAAGCTTGTCCTGGCCTTTAAGCCTTAAAATTAAAATTGACTCTTCAACCATTAAATCCAATTCTTCTTCAGACTCTTCCATATCATCAAGTATAATCCCGGTTAATTTATCCATAATATATCCCAATCTAAAATCATTTTTAATATTTGTCCTTAATAACCTCTGGATCTCCTTTAATTACTGGCTCATCCTTTTTAGGTTTAGGTTCTGTTTTAGGTTCACTATTTATGCCAGGTTTATTACTGGTCTTAGGCTTATCCCCGCTAAATTTATCAGGTTTTTCTTCTGGAAACAATTCTTTTTCACTTAATATATTAGCTAACTCCTGTCTCCAATTATAACCCGCTTTTGCTGCAAGAGTAGCAGCCGAAGCTATTCCAATCTCTTTATGGATTTTAAATACTTGAGCCTGAGCAGTAATATCTTCCCTAATAACTTCAGGAAAGTCTAAAGCAAAAGGAACCTCCTCAGTATCAACCGGCTTCATAGTCATTGTGGGTTTCAACATAGCCTCAGCCTTAGCCCTAATTACTTTAGACTCTAACCCCTCTAAAACCATTTCATTTATATTACCTAATACCTCCAATAAGCTTTCTTGAGTATAATCGGGGATTCTAACCCTTTTAGGTAAAGTCCCAGCTTCTACCGCAGCGTGAATAACTTTTCTATACATTTTCTCAAATGATTCTGACAAGTATTCCTGTTTACCCCTTATATATTGACTAAAGGGTGTATCAGCTTTCCTAATAGAAGCATAGACTTCTTCCCCAGATCTTTGATTTAAGATGTGGATTGGTAAACTAGTTCCAGCCCCTATTGTATATAATATAGCTAGACCGTCTTCTTTGGCATCATCAGCATTAATCTGAGCTTTCTCAATCCTATATTTTATATCCTCAGTTTCTAATAACATAACTCCACCTTTAGGAGCCCTTCTCTCTCTTTGAGTAGTTTCCGGTAATCTACCCCTTATTTCTTTAATCCAAACCACCTTAGCTCTTTCATGATTTAACCGGATCCGATCCATTAACCAATCTTCATAATATTTTAAATGTTTAATTACGGGCTGTAAAGGAACTCTGCCCCTTATCTCCCCATCAAGGCCAAACTTAATAAATTGAATTATTGGGGCTTGTTTAAGTTTATGTTTTGATCTAGCCTTTTTAAGCCCCTGTATAGAGGTTTCATATTGATACTCATAATCACAATCAGCTAACCAATGATCCGCTTTATATTGTTGATTTGTTCCCGCAAGAGAATAATCATATTGTTGGTGATAAGAAAAAATGTTTTCTATGTCTCCCGGGTGCGTTTCTATATCTACAATCTCATTAGGTTTTATTCTCCTAATTTTTACTTCACCCGTTACTTCATTAATATAGTAGGCAATAAATAGTTCCCCTTGTAGATATAGAAACGCACCCGGGAGACATAGAAAACATTTTTTCTTATCACCAACAATATGATTATT